CCATAAACCTTGAGGAGATATTTTATTTTAACAACAAAAAAATGCCGTATTTATGCGGCTTTTGGCGTTTCGCAAACGCCTACAACAATTTTCCTAATATATATCCTAATATGGCACTAAGTAAACAGAAAAATAGATTCCATAAAAGTGTTTTGGGAAAAGTCTTTTTTTCCTGCTTATTTAATGTGTTTTCCAGAAGAGTATTTAAGGCATTCACTTGTTCTTGATTCATGGTTGTTATTTGTTGGCTAATTTCTGCTTCCTGTTTCATCTGTTCAAACAACTTTTTTTGTTTCTCAATTTCAAGTAGTGCATTTTCAATAATTTCTTTAGAATCTTGCAGATTCTTGCTAACAGAATCAATGCTTACACTTATTACATTATCTTCTGATGTCTTTAAGTTCTCTTTGTTTAGGCTTGCCTTTATGTCTTTTAAGTTTACTCCTAAAAATGATGAAATAACTGATATAAGCACTTCCAATATTGCCGTATTCAATTTATCACCTCCACAATATGTTTCTTATTATTTCACTGGACTTGTTTTATTTTTTCAAAATATTTATAATATCAGCTATTTTAGGGTCATAATCTTCCCCAGATTGATTTCTAAACGATGTACTACCATTATCTATATTCCAAGAACTAAATGCTTTCAGTACTTCTTCACGAGATGCTTCTGCTCCATATGCATCCAAAAAGAATTTACCAAAAGAAATAGCGTGTATCCTATCTGAGCATCTTATCGCTTCAACCATAAAGGACTTAGCAAGTGTAAATAGTAATTTAGATAATGAAATCAATATGATAATAATGAACAAGCAAGTAACGCCATATGCTATCATATATCCAATATTTTCTGTTTGCCAATCTCTATTTGCGACAAAAATAACGGCAATGACAATCGTAGCAATCAAAGAAACAATCGAAACTAAATATAGCCAGAAGGCAAATTTTTTATTTCTTTTTTCGCTTTCTTTCAAATTAGTAAAAACATCCTCTATGTACTTTGATAAGCCCGTCTTTACTTTTTCCTCGGATTTTCTTCGTTCTTCTTCACCCCGCTTTATTTTCTCATCATGTGCCGCAAGAATTAGTCTTATTTTTTCAATAGCATCTTTCTCTAATGACTTGTCTAACCTTACTTTTTGTCCATGCACACCATATTCTATTGACAAATCGTTACTATTGTCCTCTTTACTCTCATATGGAATAACAAACAATATAATTAAACCTATTTAGGTCTGCTGGTAAAGGGGTATCCTTTCCTAAAACTACAGGTATAACTAACGGTATTCTCCCTTTGTCTAAAAATGACAACATGGATATAGTTTCATTCGCCACAAAGTGGCTTCCATTAGAATTTTTTGAAATCACAACAATTACCGCATCAGCCTTCGCAATTCCTTTGCCAATATCTTTGTATATGTTGTTTCCAATGGGAATTTTGTTGTCAATAAATACATCGTAGCCATCGGCTTCTAACGCTGATGACAGTTTAAGGGCAAATTCCTTGTCTATATGCGAATATGATATAAAAATATTCATATAATCACCTTTCTCTAAATTTTCTTTATAAGGCATCTTTATTATAGCACAAAATCTTGTATATTTTTACCAACGGTGACAACTATGTAAAAGCGGCATCAGCTTCACGCCAACGCCGCCTTTTTCTCGGTCAGTCCGTTACAAAATCCCTGCTTTTTTGAGATACCCAACGCTGTCATAACAGCCACGGAAGTAAATCGACTGCAATTCCATATCCGTAAGCTGATTTGTCAGCTCCATTATTTTAATCAGAGCTGCACATTCTTCTTTGGTAAGCTCCGCCGCCTGCTCTGTATCAAACACTTCTAATACTTTCGGATATTGCTGATACAGGCTCTCAATCTTATCCTGCAAGGCTTTGTATTCCTCGTTCTCTTTAGAAAGATGAGAGATTCAATTTTCATTCTCTTGGTCGGTGCATTTATGACCTTAAAAATAAGCTCGTCAACACAATCCGTATATCTGCCTTGCTGTATGAGCTGATTTTTTAACTCTACAAGGCTATGTATCAAAAGTTTTCTTTCGTGGCTATCCAAATATATATGATATTTCTGTTCTCTCATAAATAGCACCCCCTCTTTGGCTTCATTGTATAATAGTAAAAAGGACTGTCAAAACTATAACTTCACAATTCTTGGATTTACGATACAACAAATCACATTATACACATCTACTAGGTAATATAATTACCAATCCATAAAAATGTGATGATGCGTTCAAAGAGGATAATTACTTAATCATTTTCATTGCAAATCACAATCAGATGACATTAGCAAATTTTCTAATTTATTCTGAGCAAATCTCTGAAGATAAAAATACTTATCAATAATTTTATAATTCATATTTCTATCAATTTGTTCAAAGCAAAAGTCTATTAACTCTTTTATAAAACTTTCACCAGACAGATAGTAATCCTGCAAGATTATATTATTCTCTGGAAAGTGCAGATAATTATAGATATATTTTTCATCAATATCCTGTTCAATGATTCCCTCACCTGTTCCTGGCATTTTAGGAACCAGTCCCGCCCCCAAAATAGATATATATTCAGGGTTTTTTGCAACTATTTTATATTTTACTGATGATATATTTTCTAAAACTGCTTCAGCAATATAATCATCTATAACAATACGAGGATGAATTGCTATTTCTGACTCCATCTTATACGCCTTATTCACCGCATCTCCAAAAAACATACTTTTCGAAGGGTCAACATAAGCATCACCATAAGATATTCCACCTCTAAAAAGAATTCTTTCTTTAATGAATCGTAAAAATATTGGCTCACAATTACACAATGCCACTTTAAATAGTTCGCCCTCATCTTTACGTTCATCAGATATTCCGTCTTTAAAGCCATAGAAAATATAAGCACAATCAGAAAATGTATATATTTTTCTAAAATACACCGTGTGCATCATATCATTTTGCTTGTTTCTTTCAAGCTCTTCATGAAAAATTTTGTTAATTTTATATGTCTCTTGAAAATCAACTCTATTTTGGCTTCCAAGAATATCTACAAATATGACTAAATATTTAGCGAAACCATTTGGCTCATTACTCATCAAAATCCACCTCTACTATTGTCCTTTTTCATTTAACTTCTTTATTACGCAAAGCTGTATCTGTTATAAACCTCGCCCATCCAAATACTGAATAGCTGTTGAAATCAAGGATAAGCATCGCTTATAAAAATACTCATAATGCCTTTTATCCTGAATATCCGTTTTTGTTGTTTCATGGTGTCGAATTCTAAAATTATTGCCAAGTATGGTAAGCTCATGAAATTCCTTTTCAAATAATTCTAAAAACGGCTGTTGATTATTACCCATATCCATTATAATCTTATTAACCGATTTCTTCTTATCTACAGTCGATGAGCAGTAATATGTCTTTAGTCTCTCAAATGCATCCCAAAGTTTCTCCACTGCAATTTGCAAATTGTTTTCATCATAATATTTTGAAGCCTCTTGTAATAACTCTTTCAGTCCTACTTCTTGAACAGACACTAATGAATTTTTATTTATCTGGGTATCAAATGTATTCATTAGCTTCCCCTTGGAAAGCTGAAACGGTATCTCATTCAGTTTTAATATAGCATTAATCTGTGGTTCAAAGTCATCTGAGATACTATGTTTCGCAAAAGACTCTATTGCGTCCAACACACAAAATGGAGAATTAGAAAGTATGAATGCTTGCAAATCAGCAGTTTCAACATATTCTTTTTTATCATTATAACACTTTGGCACATAAAATTGCCTTATTTCATTGAAAACATCCTCAGCTACTGTTGTATTATAATTCCATCCCGTTTCGTCAGTCGCTTGATATACGATATTATATCGCTCCAGAAACTGATAAATTTGATTTCTCGCTTTCCGCTTTATGGACAATACTATCCTTTTTTGCTTTTATGTCCTTTGCATTTCGTTGAGAATATGGAATAAACAACGTATTATCTTCTTGCTGATATATTCTCCATCCATAAACATCACGATTGGATATTTTCTCAGCAGGGTAAATCTCATAACCGTCATTTTGTAATAGCTTGTTAATTGCCACTAAAAATTCTTTCCAGTATCCCTTATCATATCGAACAGCAGGGTGAAATACTTCACAAAGAAATTTTAAATATACTTCATCGCTACCATCTTGTAAATTGAATCTTTTGTCTTCAAAAACCCAGCAGTATGGATAATCATCATTATTCACTGTATGTTGCCAAATATCCTGTTCTGCATTTACAAATCTTGAATCAAAACTTGGCATTCTCTCTAAATCATATAATCTTTTAAGAAAATCTATTTCTTCAAGGCGACCATAATAATTGTAAGTAACGGTTCGGGTTTGAAAAAATTCGTCTATCTCCAATCCATTCTGAAATAAATCTAAAATATCTCGCTTTGTTATTTCTGTAATACGGTTCACTCCATTTTCCTCCCTTCAAGCGTATTCAGCACTTATATATTACTTCACAAATATTTTAAAGAAAAGCGTACCACTATTTTTAATGATACGCTCATCATTATTAAATCACTTCAAAATGCTTCAATGCATCCTTTATCGCTTCCACTTTCTCCACCGTCGGATGCTTCCTCGGTTGCTTCAATTCCTCCACTGCATTAGGAGCATCATACATCGGCAAGCCTAAATCTCTCTTTACCTCTGCGATATATGCGGTATGTACTTTGAAACCGTATTTAGCTTCTATGTACTCCTTTATCATTTTGTAGGTCACTCGCTCCTTGGGCTTGTATGTTTCAGCTCTTTTAGCAATATTATCAAGTGGAACTTTTCCCTCGCCCTCGCCAAACTCAACTTTTACGTTGATATGTCCGTCTGGCTTTTTGTGGGAAAGCAGTACAACCGTCTCCACGTGAACAGTTTATCTATGGTTCACTTTTAATTGCTTTTTACAGCTTTCAAACTCCTATAACATAAGTAATTATCAGGCGTTCAGTTTATTTGTCTTTTTAAGTCTTTCACGTATATTTCTATGTCGGTGGCAAATTGGTGGCATTGCCACCATATTCGCATCAAATAGCAATTAGATCTTTCCATGTTGCTGATCCACATACCCCATCAACATCCAGACCTCTTGATTTCTGATACTGTTTCAGAGCATATATGGTATTATCTCCTGCTTCCCAGTCAAGGTCAAGGTCTTTTTTATTTTTTCCTTTGAATCCACGTGATTTTAGAATCTCCTGTAACAAAAGTACAGAGGTATTCTTGTCACCAGCTTTTACAGTTTTTGGCTCAAACATATATTCCTCTCCTGTCTGTGTAGTATTAGATGATGTATTCTCAGGTTTTGCAGGTGCGGATGCATCAGATACAATACTATAATCCGGTGTACAGAACTTAGTTCCGGGCATCTGACTATTGAGGTAACTTTTAGCACATACACCGCCACCATTTGCGATAATACCGGATGCCCCACTTGTATTACCTTCAATCGTATAGAAACGATCACCGATTACGGCGGTAACAAGTCCTGTATGGGTAAATGTACCGTTATAATAAAAGATAACAATGTCACCGATTTTCGGGTTTGCGTTCCGGGTAAACAAATTTCCCAGTGTTGGACAGTACACGTAAGGCCAGTGTTTCAGCAATTTTTTAGCTTTTTCCAGACCAAAGGCTTTCATGAAACACCAAGATACGAACGCCGCACACCAAGGCTGCCCCTGATAGGATGGTTCTATATCTCTCCAATATTTCGTAAAATTAGCAGATCCTGCGTTTGCTGTCTTACTGTCAAGCTGACTGTTTGATTTTTTCTCCAAATAGCCCTCTTCGTTTTTCGCAATCAGGATAACTTTTTCAATAGCTTTATCCATTGTCGTTTCCCCCTTATTCTCATTTTTTACAGCAGCAGTGTAATCTTTATAAAATACATTTCTGTCTACTGTTCCAGCAATCCCCGGTATCTTTGCTTTGCTGGAATACTGCCAGCCAATACCAGCGGCAGGGTTTAATCTGATCTGCATTGTTCCATCATCCTGTGACGGATAAGCAGCTAACCAACAATCATACTTTTTCGCATCCTCTGGAAGCTGGTACTGATACCAAGAGTACCCGCAATAAATGCCAAACTGATAACCGGCTTTAATGATGATTTCTCTGAATGCGTTAATCATCTGCATCATAAGATGTTTTGACAGATTCTCCTGACACTTATCTTCAATATCCAAAAACACAGGATAATCCAATTTTCGTCCATTCAGGACTTCAATTACTTTTTTTGCTTCATATTGAATTTCTGAAACATTGACTGCATAACTATACTTATAAACACCGACAGGAATACTATTGGCAGTACAGCCTTCATAATTGGCTTCAAATGTACTATCAATAACATTACCCTTTTCCGTGATTCGCAGGATAGCGAAGCCCATACCGTAGTTTGCTACGGTGGGCCAGTCAATAACTCCATTCCATCTGGAAACATCAATACCCTTAATCTCCACAGTCCTACCCCCCTATTTTTTCGGTTCTGTATATTCAAGTGCCTGTGTACTATCGGTGATTCCAGCAGTAGTAGGGTCCGTAACTACTCCAAGAATTACCAGTATACTGAACACTGCATTGACCACTTCTAACAATTTATTTCCCAGATCACCCAGATCAATCTGGATGCCAAACACAGATGCAATTACCTGAATTAACAGGAGTACCGCCGGGATAAATGCAACCCAGAACGCTTTATTCTTAATTCTTACAAGCCAGTTAATTTTTTTCATGACTATTCCCTTCTTTCTTCTTTAAGTGCAATTCTTCAATCTCATGTTTCATTTTTGTAATCATACCATTACCACCAAGAGCATGATATGCATCATACATCTCACAAAAATTTTGATAAGCGTAGGATGGAATATCACCATCTGTCATATAACGGTCATGGTATTCAATTAATTGTACTTTCAGTAACAGCATGGTCCCTTTACTGTTCGCATCCCTATCTTTTTTCTGATTCTTTAAAAGCCACACAATGTAGCCCATAAGAGCAGTTAAAATAATAGGAAGTGCAACAGAATAGGTTTCCAGTAGAATCTCTTTCATTACTTCCTTTCTGTACATAAAAACAACCGCCTGTGACGTTATATAATCGTCATATAGCGGTTGTTTTTGTACTTGTGATAATTTGATTACCTGTTAATTATTCTGCTAATTCAGGACAATCTAAGTCAACCAGAACTTCTTTTACTTTGTCCTTGATCTTATCAGGAACATCAGCAAAAGTTTTCTTACCCTTAATGATTAAGGTTGCATAAATAATCGCCATAGTCTGCACATCCTTTCTGAATAGTAATTTTATGATCAACTGATAAAACATCAGTTACCACCTTCTAAAATAGCCTTTACAGCATCTTTCAGTTTGTCAGGTACATCATCCATTGTCTTTACACCTTTGATAATTAGTGCCGCATAAATCTTTGCCATACCTTACACCCTCTTTCTATCCAATCATTTCATAAATTTCACACATTGCCACCTGTGCCTGTGTAATTTCATCTTCCAGCGTTGCATTCTTTTCTGCTTGAATTTTGATATATTCGTCTTTGCTATACTCTATCAGATCAAATTCATACCCAGTGAATCCCGAATATTCATCCGTTTCCGGTTCATTCACTTCAGTGATGTTGGAACTGACAAAAACTTTTGTTTCAGTTAGCTCCAATTCATCTGGTTTGACTGTGCTTCTCTGTTTTCCATAATCAATCATGCTACCTTTCGTCCTTTCTTTGTGTTGGGTTTTATGTTGCATTTATAATAATCATCCGCATACGGTAGTAATGGTACTACATATTTCTGGTATAACCGGAAAGAATCACATGAATTAAGCCAACCCTTATAGCTGTTTATAGAACACCATTCAGAGTAGTTCATCATGTTCCCGGATTCTACTTTTAACCGTAATGCAGTTAATTTCTTAGTCATTTCTATACAGGTGCTTTTTCTAAGTAAGGTATATTTATAAAACGTTCGATATCCTAAGAAGTCAACACCCCGAATATAAGTTGGGAATATCTGCCAATTCCCTTTCATGTTCAGTTTTAGTTCAGTATTAAAATAAACATCAATGCCCCGTTTTAACATTTGAAGTTCTTCTTTTGTCTTTGCAAAAATAACAATATCATCCATATATCTGAAATAATACTTGACGTGCTTCTGTTCTTTTAACCAATGATCAAATGATGAAAAATAGTAATTGCCTGAATATTGTGATAAATAATTTCCTATCGGTATACCAGTTTCAGGGTCAATATCTTCCTCAAGTAAATAAATCGCAGTCAGATCTTCAATCTCAGCGGTCTGTATACTGTAGATAATCTCATCCAATAACCACAGAAGGTCCGAATCATTAAACATTTCTGCGTATTTCTGTTTCAATATTTCGTGGTTTATTGTCTGATAATAATGCCTTGCATCTAGTTTTAAACAATACTTACAGTCTTCTGGATGATTCCACATTGTATCCTGCATCTTATGTAAGGCTTTGTGTATCCCTCTTTTTGGTATTGCAGAGTATGTATCAGTAGTCAGGTTATTAATTATGCATGGTTCAATTACCTGCAAGATAGCCCACTGGCAAATCCTGTCAGGAAAATAAGGTAGTTTATAAATCTTTCTTTTCTTTCTCCCATCATCCTTATAAAATACCTCATATTTTGAAGTTCTATAAGTATGATTAATAAGCATTTCTTGTATCTGCTTCAGATACTTATCCGGATCTTTATCTATTTCCTGAACTTCTTTGTACCACCCTTTTCCTTTCTTTGCGTTCTTATGTGCTTTTCTCAGATT